AAAGTTGCTAAAGAACCGATTGTTGAAACTGATGATGATGTTTCAGCCGATCGACTCAAGAACGCTGCAGCCACTAAAAAGCTCGCAATATTCGATGCATTTGAGATCTTAAATAGAATTGAAACTGAAAAAGCATTGCTTGAAGGTAAAAATATAGAAGAGAAACAAGAGTCGTTTAAAGGCTTTGCTGAAAGAAGATCTAAGTAATGTACGAGCAATCATTATATCGCGTTATAGAGCCTATAAAAATCAATACGATTAAAAGGCTTAATAAAGCAAAAAAGTGGAAATATGGATACGATAAGGACCATGACGTGGTTGTTATCAGTCATACTGGGCAGATTGGCGATGTGTATAGCATACAAAATTTAAAAATAGCATTGCCTCCAGCACCAAAGAACTTAGAAAAGAATCATAACAAATGGGTTAAGTCAGAATATCCAAAAGAATTAAATAAGTTAAAAACTATATTTGATTGGAAAGATTTACCAAATGAATTTAAAAATAAGTGGAATGCATATATTGATACAGAATTTACCAAACGCGACGAAGGTTATTGGTTCTATAACAAAGATGTTCCTACTTATATTACTGGGTCTCATTATATGTACTTGCAGTGGACTAAAATCGACGTGGGTGCTCCAGACTTCAGGGAAGCAAACAGATTATTCTTTATATTCTGGGAAGCTTGCAAAGCAGACAATAGATGTTATGGAATGTGCTACCTCAAGAATAGACGGAGTGGGTTTTCATTCATGGCATCAGCAGAGACTGTCAACCAAGCTACCATCTCTTCAGACGCTAGGTTTGGTATCTTATCAAAATCTGGTGCTGACGCCAAAAAAATGTTTACAGATAAGGTCGTTCCAATATCCGTTAATTACCCATTCTTTTTTAAACCCATACAGGATGGAATGGATAGACCCAAGACTGAATTGGCATATCGTGTACCTGCCAGTAAACTTACAAAAAAGAGTTTACTCAGTAAGCAAAGGAACGAGGAACTCGAGGGATTGGACACTACCATCGACTGGAAGAACACGGGAGACAACTCCTATGATGGTGAAAAGCTTTCGCTCTTGGTCCACGATGAATCAGGTAAATGGGAAAGACCAGACAACATCCTCAACAACTGGCGTGTCACGAAAACCACGTTAAGATTAGGGAGTAGAGTTATTGGTAAATGCATGATGGGTTCAACAAGTAACTCATTAGATAAGGGAGGTGAAAACTTTAAAAAATTATATAATGACTCAGATGTTACAAAAAGAAACCGCAATGGACAGACTCGCTCAGGATTATATAGTTTGTTCATACCTATGGAATGGAACTTCGAAGGATTCATTGATTCTCATGGAATACCTGTATTCAATACTCCCGAAGAGCCAGTTGAAGACAACTATGGGCAATACATTGATGTCGGGGTTATCGAACACTGGGAAAATGAAGTTGAAGGTTTAAAAGGTGATCAAGACGCATTAAATGAATTTTATAGACAATTTCCGAGGACTGAAGAACATGCTTTCAGAGATGAAACTAAAAATAGCATATTTAATCTTGCTAAGATTTACGAACAGATTGATTTTAATGAAGAAGCTAGATACTCTGCTCTTGTCACTCGTGGCAGTTTTCAATGGAAAAACGGAATCAAAGATACAGAAGTAGAATTTGTACCAAATTTAAATGGTAGATTTAATGTAAGCTGGGTACCAGGTAAGAATTTACAAAATAGAGTAATTATAAAAAATGGAAGCAAGTATCCAGGAAACGAACATATTGGCGCTTTTGGCTGTGATAGCTATGATATATCCGGAACTACAGACGGTAAAGGTTCAAAGGGATCACTTCATGGACTCACTAAGTTCAGTATGGAGGAGGTACCAGCAAATAGGTTTTTTTTGGAGTATATAGCGAGGCCGCAAACAGCAGAAATGTTTTTTGAAGATATACTTATGGCAATACATTTTTATGGTATGCCAATACTTGCAGAAAACAACAAACCAAGATTATTATACTATTTAAAAAGAAGAGGTTATAGAGGCTATTCAATGAATAGACCTGATAAAGTTTGGAATAAACTATCAGCTGCTGAAAAAGAAATTGGTGGTATACCAAACTCAAGTGAAGATATAAGACAAGCGCATGCTGCTGCAATTGAAAGTTATATAAATTCTTATGTAGGAATAAATGCTAATGGTGAATATGGGGATTTATATTTTAATGAGACGTTAAATGATTGGGCTAAGTTTGATATAAATAAAAGAACAAAGTTTGATGCAGCAATAAGTTCCGGTTTAGCTATTATGGCATGTAATAAAAACTTATATGCTCCAAGACAAATAAAAGAATTAAAAAATAAAGTTAGTTTTAGCTTTGCTAAATATAATAATAAAGGCAATTTTTCAAAAATAATAAAATAGATGGCAAAAGTACTACCTAGAGGTGTATTCCCAAGTCAAGCAGTGCCTGACATTGAGAAACAAAGCCCTAAATATGGGATGGAAATAGCGAAAGCTATCGAGTCCGAGTGGTTTAAAAAAGATTCAGGAAGCACCCGCTACTTTGCAAATAGAGATAACTTTCACAGGTTAAGATTATATGCAAGAGGCGAACAAAGCATACAAAAATACAAAGATGAATTGTCTATTAATGGTGATTTATCTTATTTAAATTTAGATTGGAAACCTGTTCCTATTATACCTAAATTTGTAGATATAGTTGTAAATGGAATAAATGAAAGAACATACGATTTAAAAGCATATTCAATAGACCCTGTGGCAACAAAAAGAAGAACAGAATTTGTTGAAAATTTATTGAATGATATGTACTCTAGCGATTTTGCAAATAAAATACAGCAAAATTTAGGTGTTAATACTTTATTTAATCCACCCCAAGATATACCAGAGGACGAAGAAGAATTGCAATTACATATGCAATTAAGCTATAAACAAGCTGTTGAAATTGCACAAGAGCAAGCTTTAACAAATGTATTTGAATTAAATAAATATAATTTATTAAAGAAAAGATTAGATTACGATATAACAGTTCTTGGTATGGGTGCTGTTAAAAATAGTTTTAATACAGCTGAGGGTATTAAATTAGAATATGTAGATCCTGCTGATTTAGTTTATTCATATACAGAATCACCGTATTTTGATGATATATACTATGTAGGTGAAATTAGAAGAGTTAGTTTAGTTGAATTGAAAAAACAACATCCAGAATTAACAGAAGAGGATATTCAAAAAATTGAAGGATTAGGAGCAAATACAAAATTATATAATAAATCATATACAACTTCAGATGCTGAAGATAAAAATTATGTATATATATTATATTTTGAATATAAAACTTTTGAAAATCAAGTTTATAAAATAAAACAAACGGCAACTGGTGCAGAAAAAGCAATTGAAAAAACAGATGAATTTAATCCACCAAAGGATGCTAGATCGAGATTTGAAAAAGTAAATAGATCAATTGAAGTATTATATGAAGGTGCTAAAATTATAGGTCATGATCATTTATTAAAATGGAAAAAGGCTGTTAATATGACAAGACCAAAATCTGATATTACAAAAGTTCAGATGAGTTATAACATTGTAGCACCAAGAATATACAAAGGTAAGCCTGAATCATTAGTTGGTAGAATGACATCATTCGCGGATATGATTCAAATAACGCATTTAAAGTTACAGCAAGTGCTGTCTCGTATGGTTCCTGACGGGGTATTTTTAGATGCGGATGGTATTGCTGAAGTGGATTTAGGTAATGGTACAAATTATAATCCGCAAGAAGCATTGAATATGTATTTCCAAACCGGTTCTGTTATTGGTAGATCCATGACGCAAGATGGTGAATTTAATAATGGTAGAGTACCTATTCAAGAATTAAGAGCATCGGGTGGTAATACTAAAATTGCTAGTTTAATACAGTCATATAATTATTATTTGCAAATGATGAGAGATGTTACTGGATTAAATGAGGCAAGAGATGGTAGTATGCCTGATCAAAAATCTTTAGTTGGTTTACAAAAATTAGCAGCAGCAAATAGTAACACGGCTACAAGACATATATTGCAAGCTGGCTTATATTTAACATTAAAAACAGCGGAAGCAATTTCATTAAGAATATCCGACGTTTTAGAATTTTCTAATACAAAAGAATCTTTTATACAATCTTTAGGTAAATTTAATGTTGGAACATTAGATGAATTATACCAACTGCATATGCATGATTTTGGAATATTCTTAGAGCTAACCCCTGATGATGAAGAAAAACAATTGTTAGAAAATAACATTCAAATGGCTATAAGCCAAAAACAAATTGAATTAGAAGACGCAATTGATGTAAGAGAAATTAAAAATCTTAAATTAGCTAATCAATTACTTAAATTAAGAAGAAAAGCTAAATTTGAAAGAGATAGAGCTATACAGTTAGAAAATATCCAAGCTCAATCACAATCTAATGCACAAGCAGCAGAAGCAGCTGCGGCAGCAGACGTACAAAAGCAACAAGGAATAGCTGAAAGTAAAGTACAAATTGCACAAGCACAAACACAATTTGATATTCAAAAATTAGAAAGAGAAGCAGCAATTAAGAAAGAATTAATGGAATTTGAATTTCAATTGAATATGCAGCTTAAAACAGCTGAAGCAGATGTAATTAAAAATAAAGAAAAGTATAAAGAAGATAGAAAAGACGAAAGAACAAAAATACAGGCTTCACAACAAAGTGAACTTATAGATCAGAG